GCATCCGCCACAGCGGTCGCAAAATGGGTGGCGCTCACCGCGAACGCATCCGCCGCCGCCGCCGGGGACACCACCCTCACCGGCGAGATCGCCACCGCATCCGGCGGCCTCATCCGAGTCGCCGCCGCCTACGCCCACACCGCCGCAGCCAGCACATACACCCTCACGAACACGTTCACCGCGAACGCCAACGACGCGTTGCCCGTCACCATCGCGAAAGCCGGATGCTTCGACGCAGCCGCCGCCGGGAACATGCCGCTCGAAACCCTGCTGTCCGCGACCGCCACCCTCACCGCGTCAGGTGACAGCCTGCCTTTAACTTGGACCGTGACAGTTTAGTCGGACCCCGCTGGAGGGGGGCGCCCCGTGGCCTTCACCGCAGCCGCCATCCACGCCGGATACGCGTCCGCGGCGACGAACTACGACGGGCCGGTCCCAGCAACAATCAACACCGGGGACCTGATCCTCGCCCAGATCGTCACCAACTCCAGCGCCGCAGACACGATCACCGCGCCGGACGCGGACTGGACCGCGCTCATCGCGTCCACCTTCACCGGGTCGGTCGGGTACGCCTGGTACTGGCACCTCGTCACCAGCGCGGAAGCCGCGTCGCCTCCCGCGTCGTGGACGTTCGTGCTCGGCACGGCCCGCACCGGCAACATCATCACCACCAGGGTCACCGGCCACGACACCACCAGCGTGTTCAACACTGCGGTGTCGTCGGTGACCTCAGCGGGCACCACGGCGGTCGTCCCGTCGGTCACCACGTCGGTCGCCAACTGCCTGCTGGTCGGCGGCGGGAACCTGCAGTCGGCGACCACCCAGTCGGTGACGGAGCCGACCGGGTGGACGCAGGACGACACCACCTGCCTGCTGACCCTTGGCCGCGGCCAAGTCGCCGCGCACCTGCAGCTCGGCGACGCCGGCGCGACGGGCACCCAGACATGGACCCGGTCGTCGGGGCTCGCCGGCTCCTCGTTCATGATCGCGGTGAATCCGTCGGCGGGCACCGCCTTCACCCGGACCGCGTCCGACACGACCACCGTCAGCGACGCCCTGGCCACCACCGCGGTCCACCCCCGAGGCATGGCCGACACGGCCTCCGTCTCGGACTCACTAGCCCGCACCGCCACCCACCCCCGAGGCATGGCGGACACGGTCCCGGTCTCGGACTCGCTGGCCCACACCGGGGCCCACCCGCGGGGCCCGGCCGACACTGTCCCGGTTTCGGACTCGCTGGCCCGGGCGGCACTGGCCAAGACCCGCACGGCGGCCGACACTGCCACCGTCTCGGACAGCCTGACCCACACCGCGGTCCACCCCCGCGGGCTCACGGACACGGCACCGGTCTCGGACGCCCTCACCCGTGCGGCACTGGCCCAGACCCGCACCGCCGCCGACACGGCTCCGGTGGCCGACATCCTGGCCCGCACGGTCACCGACCCCCGGCAGCTCGCCGACACGGTGGCGGTCTCGGACAGCCTCACCCGAGGCGCGCTCACCCTCCCGCGAGGCCTCGCCGATACGGCTCCGGTGGCCGACAGCCTGGCCGCCGTGTTCCCCCGCGCGGTGGCCGACACGGTGGCGGTCTCGGACAGCCTCACCCGAGGTGCGCTCACCACGTCCCGCGCCACGGCGGACACCGTCCCGGTGGTGGACAGCCTCGCCCGCACCGCAGTAGGCCCGCGCGCCGTCGCCGACACCGTGCCGGTAGCGGACGCACTCACCCGGGTCGTGCTCCACCAGCGTGCGGTCGCCGACACCACCGCGGTGGCAGACGCCCTCACTCGGGCCGGGAGCACCCAGGCCCGGACGGCGGCGGACACGGTCCCGGTCTCGGACGCTCTCGCCCTAGGGGCGCAATCGCACCCCCGAGGCCCCGCCGACAGCATCCCGGTCGCCGACGCGCTCACCCGGGCCGCGCTCGCGTTCACCCGGGCGGCCGCGGACTCGATGCTGGTGCAGGAGTCCCTGTCGTCCGGCGGCGGAAGCAGCAACCCCCGCGACGCCACCGACACCATCCCGGTCGCCGACAGCCTCGCCCGCGCCGTCCTCGCGCTCACCCGGACGGCGGCGGACGCCGTCCCGGTCTCCGACGCCCTCACCGGCACCGGAACCTGGCCCCGGGCGGTCGCCGACGCGCTCACTCTCACGGACGCGATCGCCCAAACGTCGGCCGCGCCGCGCGGCCTGGCCGACACAGTCCCGGTGGCGGACTCGATGGCCGTCCTGCAGGTCACGCCGCGAGGCCTCGCAGACACAGTCCCGGTCGCCGACAGCCTGGCCCGGGCGGCGCTCACCCTGACCCGCACCGTCACCGACGCCGCCACCATGGTCGACGCCCTGGGCGCTCACACGGTGGCCGCCCGGACGGCCGCCGACGCGTTCACGGTCACGGACGGGCTCGCGTCGGTCGTGGCCCGGCCGCGACAACTCACCGACGGCCTCGTGGTCGTCGACGTCGTGACCGGCTCGGTCATCTTCGCCCCGCTGATCTACGGGCCAACGAACTACCGGCGGATCGGCTCCGCCTGGGTGTTCCGGCCCGCAGGCTCCGCGTGGCTGGTCCGCCCGATCCCACCCGCGTGGGATGTCCGCCGCCCACCGACCTGACCGGAGGGTGAGCATGGCCGCCAGCGTGTCGTCCCTCGACACCGACTACGACCGGTGGGCGGTCACCGCCCCCTCCAACCCCACCCAGGACGTCGTCCAGTTCGCGTACCTGCAGGCCGGGTCCGCGGACCCCACCGCAGGCAACTGGTTCTCGGGCGTGTGGGAGGCCGCTGCACTTTCGACAGGGGAGTGGGTCGCGAAAGCTCTCCTCGGTCCCGGCCCGGGCGGCCACGTCCTAACGCCCGGCACCTGGGACGTATGGATCAAGATCACGGACAGTCCGACGATCCCCGTCCGACAGATCGGCACCCTCACCATCACCTAGGGGGCCGGGCCGTGGGGGTCTTCGCGACGGCACGCCTCCTCATCGCACCCCCCGACGACACCCCCGTGTGGGAGACCCCCCTCGACCTCGCGTGCGCGATCGACCCCCGCACCGTCCGCACCCCAGCCCTCGAACTTATCGCCCGAGCCGTCGCGGACGCATTCAACGGCGACGAATCCCGGCTGATCATCTCCCTGCCCCCACAAGAAGGGAAAAGCAGCCTCGTCACCAAGACGGGCGCACTGTGGGCCCTCACCCGCAACCCCGACCTGCGGCTCGGCATCACCTCCTACGCCCAGTCCCTCGCCGAAACGTTCGGCCGGGACATCCGCAACTGGATCACCACCAACAACGGCGACGACGACACCCTGGACCTGGGCCTGAGGATCGCCCGGGACAACGGCGCCGCCCGCCGCTGGCAGCTCGACGCGCACAGGGGCGGCGTCATCTGCGTCGGCGTCGGATCCGGACTCACCGGCAGACCACTGGACGGACTCCTCGTGGACGACCCGTTCGCGGACGCCACACAGGCCGAGTCGGAGTATTACCGGGACCGGGTGTGGGACTGGTGGCAGGCCGTCGGGTCCACGCGCCTCGCGCCGGGCGCGCCCGTGATCGTCGTCCTCACCCGGTGGCATGAGGACGACCTCGCCGGGCGGCTCGTCGCAGCCGAGGACGGCCACATCTGGCGGGTCATCAACATCCCCGCCCTGGCCGACCACAAGCCTGAGGCCGGTCAGAGTGACCTTCTCGGCCGTGACCCGGGGCAGTGGCTGGAGTCGGCGCGGCGCCGCACACGGGAGCAGTGGGAGGCGATCCGGGTCCGGTCCGGCAGCCGTGTCTTCACCGCCCTCTACCAGGGTCGGCCGTCCCCGGACGTCGGGAACGTGTGGCAGCGGCCCTGGTGGCCCCGCTACCCGGACCAGTTGTGGTCCCGGCAGGACGGCGTGTACCGCGTCGACGGCATGGACGAGGTCATCCAGTCGTGGGACATGGCGTTCAAGGACACCAAGGCCAGCGACTTCGTGGTCGGGCAGGTGTGGGCCCGCAGGGGCGCCGACGTGTACCTGCTTGATCAGATCCACGACCGGCTCTCGTTCACCGCCACGGTCGCCGCGTTCCAGCGGCTCACCGCGAAGTGGCCGGACACGGTCGCCAAACTCGTGGAGGACAAAGCCAACGGGACCGCCGTCATCGACACCCTGAAGTCGAAGATCCCCGGGATCGTGCCGATCACCCCGACCGAGTCGAAGTACGCCCGAGCGAACGCCGTTGCGCCGTTCGTGGAGGCAGGGAACGTCCACCTGCCTGCCGCCGAGGTCGCCCTTTTCGACGCCGACGGACTCGTCGATGAGGCCGCCGGCTTCCCTAACGCCGCCCACGACGACCAGGTCGACGCCACTAGCCAGGCCCTGGCCCGGCTTCTGCTGCGCACCGGCCAGGGCCAGGCGTGGCTCGACGCAATGAAGGCCCGCGCCGCAGCACGAGCCAGCGAGGACGCGGAGGTGACAGTCGATGCCTGACACCCCCGGTGTCCGCCCCGGCGACAAGCAGACCCTCCACGTCGTCCGCAAGTGGGGCACCACCCCCGACACCGTCGAGCAGTCGATGCGCGACCAGGGGATGGGCGTCACCGCGGGCGCCATGTGGGGGCCCGGGCGGCCCCTGAACCCGGCGTGGGGGTACGGCGGGCAACCCCGCAAGATCGACTTCCGGCCCGGTCACAACATCACCGGACGCCCCGACCGGGACGGCCGCGTCTCCTTCGACGCACTCAAACAACTCACCGACTCGTGGGACTTCGCCGCGATCTGCGTCCGCCGCCGCATCGACGACATCCGATCCCTCGACTGGACGATCACCGCCGCACCCGGTGTCACCGACAACGTCGACACCGCCATCGAGTACGCCACCCAGAAAATGACGTACCCGGAAGGCGGCGGCTCCCGCGTCCGGTACGGGACGTGGCTCGCGAAATGGCTCCAGAGTGTCCTCCGCTACGACGCGGGCTGCCTGTACCGGCGCCGCGACCGGGCCGGCAGAGTCTGTGGGCTCATCCCCACCCCGGGGCGGACAATCGCCCCGCTCCTCGACACGTGGGGCGGCACCCCCGAATCGCCCGCACCAGCGTTCACGCAGTGGATCCGCGGGCAGGCCGTCAAGCAGTTCACCGTAGACGACCTGATCTACGTCCCGTTCATGCCGGACGACAACAGCCCGTACGGGACGGCACCACTAGAGGCCGTGGTCCTCGCCGCGAACACGGACCTGCGGCAGCAGGCGTTCTTCCTGCAATTCTTCACCTCGGGGACGGTCCCGGAGGGTTTCGCTACCGCGCCACCGGACCTGTCGTCCCCGAGCCAGGTCGAGGAATGGCAGCAGTGGTGGGACGCCACCATGTACGGCGACACCGAGGCTAAACAACAGCTCAAGTGGGTGCCCGCAGGGACGGACTTCTCATTCCCGAAAGACCGGAAATTCGATAAAGAGTTCTCGATGTGGATGGCCGGGAAATGCGCCGCCGCATTCTCCGTCAACATGAACGATCTCGGATTCATTGAAGACGTGAACCGGTCCAACGGGGAAACGCAGACCGAAATCCAGTTCCGGGTCGGCACGTTGCCGCTCGTAAGATACCTGCAGGACATCATCACCGGCTACCTGCAGGACGACCTCGGGCTGCCCGTCGAATTCATCATCGACGCCGGCCAGGAGAAAGACGACCGGCTCGCCGAGGCGCAGGCCCACAAGATCTGGGTGGAGCTGGGGGCGGAGAGCCCTGACGAGATCCGGGAGACGATCCTGGGCCTGCCGATCGACAACGAACGTCCCGTCCCCAGGTTCGTCATGCACACCCGGCGGGGGCCGATTCCGCTCCTGGACATCGTGTCCGCGGGCGGGAAGGTCGACGGGGAGACGTTCGGGCCGGCCAGGGACCAGGACATGCTGCCGCTCAACGTCGACGTCCCCGGCGTCGTCCCGCAGGAAGGCACCGACCTCAACGCCGCAGCTGCCGCCGCGAACAACCAGGCGGAACTCGCCGCCCGGCAGGCCCTGCACCCCGACGCGCCACCAGTCCCATCCGGCGACGCCCCCGTGCAGGCCAGCGTCACCGCCGGGATCACCGCAGGCACCGGGTTCACCGGGAACCCGCAGGTCGCTGGTCGACCCAAGGTCGACGAGGACGATGGCCCTCTCGACCTGGTGGTCAAGTCTGTGCTCGGCGCGCTCAATGACCGGAAGGACCGGACGGCGGCCGGTGGGGTGCCGGTCGTCAAGGCGGAGGATCGAGCCTCGGTGACGGTGGCGGGGCTCGCGGTGAAGGCCGCCGACACCGGTCGGGTCCTCATGTTGCAGCGGGCACTCGACCCGACCGTGTGCCCGGGGTGCGGTGTCGGCGTGATGTGGGACGGGCAGGACGGGTGCTGGCTCCACGGCGACGGGTCGATCGGATGCCACGACGAGTCCGGCACCGAATGCTCCGACCACATCAGGGACAAGCCCGACCCGGCAGCAGGCCGGTTCGAATTCCCCGGCGGGCACCTGGAGTCCGGGGAAGACCCGCTCGCCGGGGCGGCCCGGGAGTGGACGGAGGAAGTCGGCGCACCCGTCCCTCCGGGCGTCAACGGCGGGACGTGGACGTCCCCGTCCGGCGTCTACTGGTGCGTCGTGTGGGTCGTCCCGTCCGAGTCGACCGTCCAGATCAACACGGACCCCGACCAGCGTGCTGTCCTGAACCCGGACGATCCCGACCGCGACCGGGCCGAGACCGTCGCCTGGTTCGACCCCGGCGACCTGCCCGGCATGCCGTCGCTCCGGCAGGAGATGGCGGCCACCGTCGACTCCTGGATGCCCGTCGTCACCGGAGCGGGCATGCGGCAGGCGACGGAAGTCCGCAAGCAGCTGGCGACGTGGCGGAACATCGCCCGGCGCAGGGCCGCGATCGGCGCCGACGACCCGGCACGGTTCGTCACCGACGTCATCCCGGAGACCGTCCGCCGGATGGTCGCCGCCCGACTGGACGGCGCCCGCACCCGCGCCGACGTGGACGGCGCGTTTACCGTCGTGGTCAAGGCAGGCCGGGGAAAAGGGGGATGGCGTGACGGGGCACCGGACACGCCGCAACGCCAGTACGACCTGAGGATCACGGATCACTACGCCCCGCTGATCCAGACGGCTCTCGGCCGCCTGTGGCCGGCGGTGGCGGTCCGGGCCGCCGCGCAGGCGGGAACCGTGGATGGCCTCCCTCCGGCAGACGACGGGCCGCTCCGGCAGGTGATGGGAGGCCTGTGGGCAGACGCGTGGACGACCGGCTGGCACGCCGCCGGACTGCAGGTGGCCCGGGTCCGGAAGGCGGCCACCGCCCCGCCCGTGGATGTCGGGATCGACTGGGACCGGTGGGAGCCAGGGAACCTCGACGCTGCGATCCTCGCGGCGGACGGCGGGTACGCGGCCGTCCTCGCCCGCTCGGAGACCGTCATCACGGGGATCACCGGGACGGCCCTGGACCGGGTCGGGACCGTCCTAGCCGAGGGGATGCTCAACGGGGATTCTGTCGACACGATCGCCAGGGCGTTGGCCCGGATGCTCGGCGGGGACCTCGACCGCGCCGAACTGATCGCACATACGGAGACGGCCCGGCTGCAAGAGACCGCGTCGATGGGCCGGTATGCCGACCTGGGTGTTCGGGAGTGGGACTGGCTGATCAGTTCCGGTGCGTGCCCTCGGTGCGTGGATCAGGAGATGCAGAACCCTCACCCGGTCAGTGAGGTCCCGAAGATCCCAGCTCACCCCCGATGCCGTTGTTCGAGCGCGCCTCGGTGGCAGTCGATCCAGTAGCCGAGGGGCGGACCGTGTGGTCCGCCCCTCGGGTGAAACCCTTGCCTTGCCACGCCGTGCCGAGCCGTGCCCTGCCCGGCCCGGCCTGGCCGCGCCCTGCCGGGCCCTGCGTGGGTGCCCAGGTCTTGAACCTGGGTGACTGCCGGTCACCCTTGGTGTTGCCCTCGCCTTGCCCGGCCGCGCCGATCCGCGCCATGCCGCGCCGTGCCGTGCCGAGCCCAGCCTCGCCGTGCCATGCTATGCCCTGGCCGTGCGTGCGGTTCCGGGGCTTGAACCCGGACGCCTGCCGGTACCGCCTATGGAACCCCTTGCCTTACCCTGCTGCGGCGCGCTCAGACGGTCTCCCCGTCGACGGTGCGGTTTTCTGGGATAGGGATCCCGTGCTTGCGGAGGGTCGCCTCAAGCACGTCGAATCGGGCGTCCTGCTGGGTGATCTGCTGGTCGTGGTGTTCGAGTTTCTGGTCATGTCGCTTCAGCATCGAGTTCTGCTGGGCCAGCACGTGCGCGAGTGTGTCCAACGACTGCTGTTGGGCCGTGGTGAGCTGGTTCCGGTCGACATGGGTGGTGACCGACACGGCGTTGCGGATCTTCCGGCGCGCGGACCGCTGGTTGCCGCGGGCTATGCCTTCGTGTTCCTCGGCCTTCGTGACTCGGTAGCCCTTGCCGCGGACGGAGATCAGGGTCCGGTCGTGGTTTTCGAGGAGGTGCTTGGATGCGGTGAGGATGGGGGATCGGGACGCGCCGGGGACGGACGGGTCGTAGCCGAGGATCGCGGTGAGCCGGTCCCAGCCGATCATGTCGCCGGGGTTCAGCCCGGCCGCGTGGTCGTAGACGGCCTGCCACATCGGCTGGTCGCCCTTCGCCTCGAACGGTGCCACGGTTGGCCTCCTTCGGTTGATGCTGTCCGTGATGGTGAAGCCCCTGCCGTGCCGTGCCGAGCCGCGCCGCGCCAGGCCGCGCCTGGCCCTGCCTCGCCGAGCCATGCCGAGACAAGTCTTAGAGGGCCTTGACTGTGGCGCTGTACCGGCCGAACCCGCCGCCCTTGCGGTAGTCGCCGAGACCAATCAGGGCGCCCGCGTTCGACGCGATCTCCTGCAAGTCGTCCACAGACACCACAGCCGGGTCAATGAGGGCGGACACACCCACCGCCCACTGCCGGAAGATCGGCCGGGTGCGAACCACCCGGGACATCTGGTTCTTCACGGTCATCCGGCTGACGAAATTCTTGTCCGCATACAGGCCCTCCGGATCCCGGGGTCCCTTGTACTGCAACGGGAAGAACGCGGCCGTGATGGTCACCCCACGCTCCACCTTCGGGCCCATCTTCGTGACCCGCGCACCTTCGATCAGGTTCTTCATGATGTTCCGGTTCGGGATCACCACTTGTCCATCATCGAGGTACAGGCTAGCGAGGAACTCCATCCGGGCCATCGCCTCGTGGTCGGCTTCGGTCTTCGTCTTCTTCCCGGTGACCTTCTTGAACTCCTTGGTTTCCGGAAGCAGTGGGTCCGCGAGCGTGTCCGCGTGCATGAGCAGCGCGGTGTCGCCGGTGATGTCGATCTGAACAGTGAGCACCTGGATCCCTTTCGGATGGGTCGATCCCTCGCCTTGCCCGGCCTTGCCTGGCACTGCCGGGCGGTGCCGCGCCTAGCCCCGACGCGCCTCGCAACACACAACCTACCACTTGTGATGCACACACGGACCTACTTGTAACGGCATCGGGGGTGGGTCGTGCTGGTGACCGCCACCCAGGTACAGACCAGCATCCGGGGCGCCCGTACCGGCCTGAGAGTCATCAAGGCATCCGCGGAACGCCGGTACGTGCTGGGCAAGGCATACGGCCCCGGCGCACTCGACGCCCACAACGAGTTCATGACGGCCGACACCGTCGAGAACGCCGCATGGGGGTACCTCGCGGACGGCGGCAGACAGATCGGCCTCCACCACGCCGACGGCACCGTCGGGCACGCGCAAGTCGTGGAGTCCTACGTGTACCGCGGCCCCGACTGGACCATCACCGACGCGCAGGGCGGAACCCAGACCGTCCGAGCTGGCGACTGGCTGATCGGCGCGATCTTCGACCCGGCCGCTTGGCGGCTGGTCCGGGCCGGGCGCCTCGTCGGCTGGTCCGTCGACGGCATCGGCCGCCGAGTCAAAAGGCCCCGATCCGAGGCCCCCATCACGACACCCGGGGAGGGTGAATGACCATCGCCATCGACGACGGCACCGACGTCGTCAAGGAGATCCGGGACCTGCAGGTGCCCCGGGTGGACGCCGTCGGGAACCCCGCGCACGGGCTCCCCTTCCTGATCCTGAAGGCTGACACCCTCGACCCGGTCGTCGTGCTGGACCGGGTCCTCAAATCCCAATACGACCCGGCGACGGTCCGGCAGATGGGTAAGGACGGCCGCGCGCACCGCGGCCCGGACGGCGCGGTGACGCTGCCGATCGGCACCGTCAGCGACGTCGACGC